GTACCACTTTCAGTTATCTTTTGAGCTGTTGGAAGAACAGTAGATGTACTACCACTTTCTCCTGTATAAGCTGTGCCAGATGCTGCAGCGATAATTTCATCATCCATTGCTCTTCCTAGTGCGTAAGCAGCAGCAAGTGCGTAAGATGATGTTGGATCGATCAGAGTTCTAACTTTATCTTGATTATCGATTAAGTCAGCGTACTCATAATCAACCAACGATACTCTTCTACGTGAGTGCGGTGTATCGATTTGTGGAGTGTCACCATGTCTTGATGTTCTCTTAACCGCTGTGGCTACGCCAACTTGGTCAAAAAAAGCATTTTTAGCATTGATTGTTTCCACCGATACTGCACCTCTAAGAAGAGAACCTTTTTGTTGTGACAACATTTGTACGTTATTATTGTATTGCTGTACAAAAGCTGTTGTTATTTGTGAACTCATAATAAGTTCTCCTTCTATTGGTTGTTATTAATTGATCGATTTGATTGCCTCTCGAATGAGAGATCTTATCTTTACATTTATAGTCTGCAATTCGACTTTATCTTAAGAGGTCTATTTAGATTTTCTCTTATGAATTTTTTTTACCCAGGAATAATACTTCTCTGCAATAAGCAAAGGATCTTGCCTTTGAACTTCTGGTCCAAATTCTACCGAAAGCTTAAGACATTCTAATCGTATTTCATCTTCGGTTAATGGCTTTAATTCTTCATTAGCCATGTAACATTTCTCTAAGTTTTAACACTTCTTGAACTGCTTTATTATGATTTGGATGCTGGTTTTTCCAGTAAGCAGATCCTTCCTGTGTTAATTCAGAAATTTGTTTTTCAATATCACTAACAGTTTGATAGTCATGACCTTCGCCTTGAACTATCTCATCTTCAGATAATTTATCTGCTAGGTGTGAGAAAGCTTTAATAACTTGAGCATTATCTCCTAATCGAGATCCATCTTTAAGAACAGTATTATTTAAAAATTCTTCTCCTAAAGTTCCAACAGCAAGTCGTTTAGCTTGATCCAATCTTTTATTAAATTGTGAACCAAACTCTTTTTTAAGATCAGCTTCTGTTTTTTGCTGAGCTTCTTCTGCTTGAGCTTCAAGTTGTTCCGATTGTCCTTTGCCAAGATCATTATAATACTTAACTAAGGCTTCTGCTTGTTTAGGAAGTAATCCTAATTTATGAGCAGTTTCGTTAAAAGTCTTTAATTGATTAGGATCAATCTCATCATCCTTAAAGGAATATTTATAATCCTCTGGAGTTTCAGGCGCACCTAATCTTGAAAAGACTTCTTTCCAATCTTCATCGGTTGCAAACTTATTAGGAACAGGAATTTTATCTGCTCCCACTAATTTTTGCGCATGTAGATAACTCTTAACTAAATCCTCCATGCTATTAAAGTTTTCTAAAGATTTTTCATCTTTGAAATCTTCAGGAATAAGAGATTTAAAATCTGCTGTATTCTCTTTTGGTTGTGTGGCAACAACTGGCTCTGCCAGAGTTGTCGGTTGCGATTGTTCTGATACCGCTTGTGTAGTATCAGATTGAACTTGTGGTTCAGTTGTCTGATTATCCATTTTTTCTCCTATGGTTTGGAATTAAACATTGCTTTAATAAAATTCAGGACTGATCTTTGTCCTTCCAAGAAAGCAGTTTCGTGTGCATCACCTTTTTGGTGTGTCGTAGTAAATTCGTGAAATCTTATTTTAAGATCGTTTAATATTCTTTGACCTTCATCTCCGCCAAGAATAATTTTGTAATCTTTTTTTAATTGTTCAAATTCTTTATTGAGGTTGTTCTGCGCCATCTAATAATACCTTAGCTGCAGGAGCAGCATTTTTAGCAACCTGGCTTTCTTGTACAGCTTGTTGCATATCCATTTGTTGTGTTGTTGAGCTTGTCGATCAGCTCTTATTTGTTCTACTTCACTATCTGAACGAATAAGTTTTGCTGGTAATCCTAAAATTTTTGAAATTTGTTTGACTAAACCATTCTCATCAACGTAATCCATAACTGGCATTGTTTGAGCTAATGATCCAAATAATTCTAAACCTCTCATGATACTTTGAAGCTCTTGAGATCTTTGAGCTAAAGCCATCGGAGATACATATTCAATTTGTAATTCTTGTTGCGTTAAAATTTCTGGAGCAGGTAAGAAGAGTTGGTTTCTTAACATAATGTTAAATACTCTTGTTATCATTGGCTCTAATAATTCAGATTGAAGTCTGCCAAGCACAGGACCTAAAATTCTCATTTTTTCTTCCTGTCTTTGTAGAACTTCTGTAGCAGTCATCGAATGATCTGATTGTTGAATTAACTGATCTACATGAAACATTTTAGCAATTGCTTCTCTTCTTTGATTTTCAGAATTTAAAGTAACTGTTGTATTTTGATTAATATTTAATGGTTCAATTCTATCTCTTGATCCAGATCTAAAATAATTAATAGATCCAGGCGACATTCTTATTGGCGCTAACATTGAACTATCTGGTACTAATAAAGGTGGATCGATTTGTTTAGCTGCTGCTTTTAAAGCATGTTCAACCATTTTGTTTAATACTTTAGTTTCACTTAAAGCATTCATACCTGGTGAACGACCATAAACTTCTGTCGATGATTTTAAATATCTAGGTATTGTATAAGGATGTTCTTTAAAACCACCTTGTACAATTATATGTCCAGATCCATATTCAAAATAAATGCTATGGAATGGCATATTCTGTTTATCTTTTTTCTTATCATCATAAACAGATCTTGGTTTTACAACATGCACCAACTCGATTTCATCGAATGGAGTTTTTCTAAAAGTATTTTGAGTTTCTCTTGAAACATTATCTATTCCAAATTTATCTACTGCTGCTTCTGCAGTCATTTTGAAACGTCTATATAAACAATCAACAATACCTTTTTTGTTTTCTTGGATATAAACTTCTTTTATATGTCTTGCTGAAAATCGAACTACGTCATTCTCATCTTCTTCAGTTAATAAACAAGCTGTGCCAAATGCTATCAAGTCATGATAACACTCAAATATCTCTTGCTGAAAGTTAGAACGAGCAAAGGCGTTGTACATACGGTCCGTTGCATCGTCTAACCATTCTTTAGCTTCGTCATTTTCATTNAAAGNTGTTTCTTTAAATCTTAATGAGAACCATCTATTNGCNGATGATGTAAGCATGCCATGCAGAGATGCTGCCAAAAGTTCAAGAGCGTGAATGGCGCTTGCGTCAAATATTGCTGTTGATCTTTTATCGCCTCGTGATCTTTCTTTTGTGATTTCTGCTTTTCTAGGTAACATATAATCCGCAACTTCTTGCCAATGGCTTTCCCAGTTACGTCTTTTTTCTTGTAGCCTAGATAGACTATCTTTTAGCTTACGAGCTAAATCTCTCAATTCTTGTGATTGCATATTATCCTAATAAAGTTTTTTTGCTTAGAGTAGGTGAACTATCCAAACCTGTTACAGAAGTTAAAATGGTACTTTTTCTTCCTTTTCTTTTTGTCGTTAATTTTTGATCTTCATTAGTCATCTCAATTGATGTTGGACCATCAGGTGTTGTGATTGGTTTAATTGCATTCATTTGAGAAGCTACTTTAGGCTGGACTTCAGATTTAATATTAGCTTGTTTAATATTAGCTTGTTTAATATTAGATCCATCTCCACCATTTCTATTTGCTAAAGGATTTCGATTAACGTAATTAGATTTTTCAGCTCTTTCGTTATAACCATACTTTGTTTTACCGCCATAGGTATCACCACTCTTAACTGTTTTATTTCCAGTACCAATATTTTTAATAGCTGTACCGATTGCTTTAACTACTTGATAAGTTGGTGAATATTCTAAAATAGATCTTCTCTTTTTAGGTTGAGTAACTATTGGTGAAGGTTGAGCTCTAAATCGACTTCTATTATTTCCACCATTTCCACCAGAGTTGCCTCCGCTATTTCCACCCATATCGTTATGATCCTAATAAAGTCTTTTTAGAAATATTTGCATCTTCAATTTCGTTAAGACCTGTTGAGCCACTTAATATTGTAGAACGTCTGCCTTTACGTTTTAATTCTTTTGCTTTTAAAGCAGCTCTATCTTCTGCATCTCTATCTGCATCTTCAAATGTAGGCACATCTTCCTTGACTGGCATAATCAGTTGCGGTGGTGCTGGCATTTTAGGTGGTTTAAATATAGATCCCATAACGACTATTTAGTAAGTAAAGTTTTCTTTTTAGCTGTTTTATCTTTAGCGCTATCTATTTGTTTTTGTAGCTTTGGAATTGCACTTTCTGGAAACTCCATTAAAAAACCTTTTTTGACTTCGTTGTATTCTGCTTTAGTGATTTTTCCTGCAGCTAGTTTTTCCATAGCTTGCCTCATCATTTCAAGATGTTCACCTTCCATGATGTTGTCATAAGCACCATCATACATTCCTTTTTTAGTATCTTTTCCTGGCATATTATTTTCCTTATATTAATTTATAATCAGCTTCAGCAATCAATTGTCTATTTTGATTACGATAGCTAACTTCGTTTAATCCAGTTGCTAGAACTCGCATTGCATCTGCTGCATGTGAACTCCAGTCATGAACTGGTTTGATTTTGTACGTTCTTTGCTTATCGTTAAATACTCGATGGTAGTGACGTAAAGCATCAATTAGCTTTTTGCAGTTATCGGTATCAATCCACACTCGAGGTAAGATCATTTTAACTGAATGAATACCATCTTCGATTGCGTTCTTAGGAGCTACCTTAAATGGAATACCCATTTGAAAAGCAACTTCAATTCTGGATTTGCCTGACGAAAATTCTGTGACCTCAATATCATGAGGTGCATAATGATTTTCATAAACATAATCCTTTTCTTTCAACACTTGAGCATAATGTGGAAACGCTTGATTACGATTTTCATAATAATCAATGATGTTAATTGCTGTTCCAACTTGCTGAAAAAAAATAATTGCGGTTTGGTCATTATATCCAAGATCCCAGGCTGTATTAACAGGATAGGCTGGATTTAATGGAACTCGACACAATTGTTTTTTGTCATCCAAAGAACCAATAATTTCTCCGTATATAGAACCGCTAATATTTCCAATGAAGCTACACTCGAACTCCTGGTTATATTTACTTTTCCCCATAACACCAAGCGCTGCTGTAAGTTCTTCTTTGTCAACAATGCCAGTATCAGATGCTTTGGCTCTATAAAGAAACCAATTGTTGTTAGCTTGCGCCTTTTGGTAATAATCATAAAAAAGATTATTCATTCCTTTTGGCGTGCCAACTAAAATCATATAACCTTTTCTATCGGATAGAGCAGGAGTGATAACTTCATTTATTAAATTCTCAGAAATCTGCGCAGCCTCATCAATGATGCAGCCATCTAAATAAATTCCTCTAATGCTATCTGGATTTTCAGAAGAAAGAAGAGTAATCCTAGATCCGTTAATCAGGTCGCATCTTAATTCACTTTCATTCCATTTAGTTCCAGGAATTTTCTCAGTATAAAATTTTAAATAATCCCAGGCAATCTTCTTAGCCTGACTATAAGTCGGTGCTATGTACGCAAACCTTGGATTATGGTTTTTATTCATCATCGCACTCTTAATGAGATGATTAATACACATAACTGTTTTGCCAAACCTTCTATGGCAGCATAATAAACTATACCTAAACTTATCTAAGTTGTTGTGAAGATAGGCTTGTTGCTTCCTTGGAGTATAAGGAATAGTAATTTTCATTAGTGATAAGTCGGTGGTCCATCAGGAACATGACTGTATCTCATTCTAATTTTAGCAAATACAAAGTCTGCAAAATCTTTAAGGTCTGCCTCATCTTCAAAACCATCAAAGCTTATGACTAGCTCTTTGCCTGTAGTAAAACTTAATGCCTGAACACTTTTAAATTTGTTTGGTATCTTTTTATCCATGTGTTTGTGTTTGTTACATCGGTAAGTATATGTATACAATACCGACACCTTTTTTCGTGGTGTAGTACCTGCGCTAGGAAATCTTTTTATTTTCTACCAGGTTTTCGATACTTACTGATTTATTATCAACTGCTCCAGCTACTCATTGCTTATTAATTTAAGCGATGGTGAATGCTTGGTGAATATATCTTATTATCCTAACTCCATGACGCAAGAGGTTCGTTTGTTTGTTGTCTATAATACCGAACTATTAACGACCTTAATCTCTTTATCATCATCAGGAATATTCCAGGTAATCTCAACTTTAGTATCTTGAATAATCTGCTGCTTATCTCCGTAGATTGGAATTAGCTTGGAAGCCATCCAACGAGCCATTGAAGCTTTCTCTCTTACAACATGAATGTTCTTATTATCCGCAGTATCTAACGCTTCTATTGCTTTATCGATATACGATTGAGCTCCACACCTTCTAGCCTGGAGCAAATCTTTGGCAAAATCAGGATGCTTGGCAATTAAGCCATAGACTGTAGAAAGACTAGGCATTTCCTTTTCTTTGCAAAGTTTGGACAAAGGAACTCCAGTCATCAACTGACTTAAGAGTTTTGTCTTTAGACTTGTTGTTAATTGAATTTCTTTTGTCATTGTAGTTCTTAATATTTTGAGCAGACTTTAGTTTACCAGCTTTAGTTTTTGGTCCTGAACTTTTACCAGCATGGTTCTTACATCTAATGTTACCGTTCTTACAAACTATACCAACACCATTGCATTGTTTTAAATAATTGGATTGTCTTGTCTTGCTTTGACATTGTAATTTATATTTCATTGATGTTCTTTAATTGATGGAAAGAAAAAAAGAGAAAAAAGAAAATATTAAAACAATATAATTCTATTACGAACCTTCCTTCAATATGATTATACTGCTGTTTGCTTATCTGTCTAGGCTAGGAAAATAATATGTTAGGAATAAAAAATATTTATTTGATGATATAGAAATTAAATAAAGATTTTGTCGTATTTGTCAAGGTACTTCTCATTAATCTTTGTTGCCAATCTTGCAAGGACTATCTCATAGTTTCTTTTTACAGTTGTTCTATGTTTGCCAAACATTTTAGAAAGTGTTGACCATTTAATTCTGTTAGCTCTTAACCAAAGTAACTTACGATCTTCAACAGGATTATCTGATATGTCATCTTTAACATCCAGGAGGAAATCTACAGCTAAATCATAATGCGTCATTTGTCTTGGAGTTGCTCTTAACTTCATTTTGTTATTAACGTGATACCCATAATCCTCTTTATCATACTTAGTATAGCCGCAAGTTTCTTCAATAAGTTTAAACATAGATGGACATCTTTTGTTGTTAGGTTTGGATAAAAATCTTTCTGCATAAGCAGCATCATCCAGGATGCGAATGATATTCTTTTCTACATTGAGTTGTTTCTCTATAGCTAATTTAATTAACACTTTTTAACATCCAAGGATAACGTAATTGATCTGGTTTCTTTTTTATTTCAGCCAACTCTGCTGGTGGCAAACCTTGAAGTTTCTCAAGCAGCGCATATTGGTCCAAGTCAGGATAAAGATAGACTTTACCTGTATCTTCTCTTTGTTTTAAATATCCACCTAAAGCTTTCCAGCCTTTGTAAGATTTATATTTTTTGAATCCTATATTCTCTAAAAAATACTTGTGTGCAGGCATATCAAATAGGATATACTTTGGTCCATCTTTTATAGAAATCAATTGCCTCTCATATAATCTAATATTACTTAAGCTAATTAATATTTTTTCCACCTCTTCCTTAGTCATTTGAAATTGACCACCAATATTCACAATGCGAATAAAAGCAGACATTTTCTTAACATTGAACTCAGAGCAGCAGTAACTATAAACTCTGTACTCTAATGGCTTTATATTGCCATTAATCAGTATGTTTGGATCACTTAAGAAGAAGGACATAATTATTTAACCGTTTGAAGTCAGCATTGTGTTCCGACTTTGATGTAACTCTTTTTAATAAATAACTTTTAGAAGAGCAGGTTGGTATGTGCTGCTGAACTTTAAATTCTAAATACTCCAACATTTGATCTGGAGTTAATTTAACTATTTGATTTTTTCCAGGAGGATAAATTCTTTTGATGTGAAACTCTGTTATAGGTCTTTCTTGATCTGAAATTTCATTAACTGTGTAGAAGATTTCAAAATACTTAAGACCGCAATTTTGTGCGATATGAATATATGGTCTTTTTAACCATGGAGATTTACCTTTAAAATCATTGTTTTTATTGTAAATAGTATCAGCCAGGAATAGTGGTTTAGCGCAGGCAGGACAAATACTAAGGAAATCTATGTCTAAATAAGCAATTCCATCATGTTTTGACCTATGAAAAGTCGAAAAAGGAGTGGTAATTTGGTTATAATACTGATTTCTAGCCATATTATGCTTGTATATTGTCGTTTTTAATTAACCAATAGAACATTACCCAAACTCGTACTAAATTCAGCTTATTTGTCAAATTAAAGGTCAAAGTTGACTTGTAGAATGGTCCTGCGAGGTATATATAAGACTACATAATATGAATAAAAGATATTCAACAAAACCCAAGCAATATGGCGATATTGGCTTCCAATGGAAAACTTTACCAGACCAAGAAATTTTATTTACTGAATTAAAAGATAGTATTTCAAAAATTGAAATTAGTTTAAATAAACTTCCAGGAGTTAAGGCTGAAACTAAACCTGAAGATTTTGCAAAAGTTAATATTACTTATGGTTATGTTAAACCTGGAGAAACACTTTTAACAGGATTTGCAGAAGCAGAAGAAGAGATTTATGGTCCGCAGGATAAAGTTTATCAACATATCTTATCTTATTATCCTCAAGCAGCTAAAATGTTTATTAATACATGGAATATAGCTAAACATAAAAAATTAAGAAGTCTTACAAATATTAGATCTCCATTTTCAAAAGCATCAACAGCACAAAAATTATCTGAAGAATTTTATAAAGCTAAAATGGATCCAAAAGCATTTGCAGAAAAATTAAAAAAAGATAAAGCAAATATTTACAATGAATTAAAAGGTAAAAGAAAAATATCTGTTGACCAGGCTATAGAATATTCAAAAGAGTTTGGTTGCGATCCTGTTAATTTATTGTTTGAAGATTTAACAACTGAGTGCTGGGGTAATGTTGATTTGTTGAAATCACAAACTTTAGAAGAAACATATCATCCTGGTCGAATAAGAGCTGCAATGTTAGAAAATGCTGGAAGTTTTTATTATGGAAAATATTATNCAGATGTAACAAAAGCTCCAGATGTAAAAAAAGCTCAAGCTGTTGGAAGAAAACAACGTGGAGAATTTAAATATCCAATTGTAAAAGTTCCTAGAGATATTTATGCACCAGACATCAAAGCAATAAAGATTGATAGTAAAGGCTCATACTTAAATAATTATATTGCTTATTATTATTTTTCAAAAAATCAAAATAAATCTGCACATGGTAAATTAGCAGTGTGTGGTCAAGAATGGATTAATGATGACTTAGGTATTCAAGAAACTTATTATTGGTTTGGAATTTATGAAGAAAAAATTGGTGGTGGCGCAAATATTTTAAATCCAGATCCTTTAGCTAAAGATAAATATATTGCAAAAAATTTAGAAAATATAACTTTTGTTTCTCCAGTAGTATCAATAGTACATCCATCAACTTTAAAAGAAGATTCAGCAAAAAGAGAAGCTTTAAGATGGACTGATAAAATTTTTGAAGAGCAGCAAGAGCTTAATAAAATTGATGACCAGATTAATGAGTTTAAAAAAGCTATGGATAAAATGACTGCAGCTCAAAAGAAATTGGAATTAAATGTAATTAATGAAATTATAGATGAACAAAGAGTAAAGGCAGACCAATCTTTTTTAAAAAATATGTTTGGTAAGAAAGCTTCATGAAAAAAGTAAAACACATTAAACGTAAAGGTTATGAATATTTAAAAGATAACTTAATTAAAATGATTAAGGAACGACCAGGAATTAAACTTAATAAAGCGCAAATATTAATTTTATTTCCAGATCTAACTTCTAATCAAATTAAATATATGACTTCACCTAGATGCAATCATACTGATGTTATTCCTTGTTCAAGAGTAGGTAACAAACCATATTTTATTTACAATCAAGTGTTAGCTTGGTTTCAAAAAGATAGATCCATCATTGCTTTACATCCTAAGAAACCTTTTTTAAAAGTAGTGGAACAAGAAAGTCAAAAAGGTAAAAAAGGTAAAACAAGCTAAACAGTCTTTAGTAGTCAATCATGACCTCAACTGTTGTCAAACAAGTGTCAGAAGTTTATATGTTACTTCATGACATTAAATACAAAAAGTACAGACACTAATATTTCAGACCCACTAAAAGATATTAACGAAAAAAACATCCTTCCTCTGTTCGCGCAGAAATTAAAAATAAATCATTATTCAGCTTCTCAATTTGCAAAACCAGATGGAGCTTGGCTTATCGAATACGTCTGGATGGATCAACCAACTAGACGAAAAGTTCTTTTGCCTAATGCAGCAATGTCAGGTGGCATAGCAGTAGGTAATGTTTTACAAAATGTTTTAGCAGATGTTATTTGGAAATTTAATTCAGCAAGAAAACTTGCTCCTGTTCAATGGACTAAAAAAACAAAAGAAGAAAGCCTCCAGGAAGAATTAGAAAAATTTAAAGATTACGAACCAGTAGACGATAAGGATAGATCTAAACACCAAAAGTATTTAGAGGAATTTCCTACGCTGGTTCAACACGCCTTCAAAGCGCTACATGAAGATATTGGTTTGACTTCTCACATTACTTGCGAGAACCAAATCAGTTTAACAGCTGACAAACTAGGTAATTTTCTTTCTTGTTCGTTACCTATAGTCGGTCGTTTAGATTTTCAGCTTGATAGTCCTAATGTGTTCGGTAAAGCTCCTCATGAGATAAATCCGACATCGCAAGATGCCTTTCCACAGAAGATTGTTGAGCTGAAAACAAAATGGACAAGATTAGGTAAAGTTAAAAAGAATGGAGAAAGATCTTTTGTAAGAGTAGCTCCACCAACTTCACCCAGTTTTAATCATTTAATTCAATGTGCATGTTATTCAGCTTATTACGATTTTAAAGTTCCTACTTATTTACTTTATGTAACTGAGCAAGGTTACAAAACTTTTACTTCTAATAATTGTCCTGG